ACCGGGAAGCGGGTGGCGACATCAACAAAATGCGCCGCATTGATTACGCCGCCAACCGGGAGCGCATCAATGCACAAAAGAGGGCGGCGTATGCAGCGAGAAAAGGCTCGACAACCGGCAATGATGATGATAAAATAAAGGCAGTAAAAGACTCCATGACAAAGCAGGTTCTGGCGCTGCCGGAATCATCGCAAAGCGTTCTCAGGGATTACACCGGCTTCACTGCCACCCGCGTGAATTTTGCGATCCGCAACGGAAATATCACGCCACAGGTTCGGGAAACGATTGCCGCACTGGACAACGCTCTGGCTGCCGGTACGATGCCACAGAGCGTTACACTGTATCGGAATACAGCGCTGTCTTTTCTTGATCTCGGCCTTCCCCAAAAGCCTACTGAACAAGAATTGCAGCTTGTTGTCGATAACTATGGATCTTTTCCAATTTTTTCTTCTACGAGTTTTGAGGATCTGCAACTTCCGGGCCGCGATACAGTTCTTCAAATGCACATTCCAGAAGGGTACAAGGGCTGCCAGTTTATTCAGCCTGTGGCATTGCCAAAGTTCAAGTATCAGGACGAAGTCCTGTTTTCACGAGGGATGCAATACCGGGTGTTGAATGCCAGTATAAAAGACGATCGTTATTTCTTGGAAATCGAGGTGCTTCCGAATGTCTAAAATTTTGCGCGAGGAAGATATCAGCATGGGTTTCCGTGCACCGTTTTACAGTGTTACGACCTGCATACCTGAATGTAACGTCTGTATTTACCGGGGTAAGCCTGGAGAATGCAAGAAAAACGGCGTCCCTCCAGACGATTTCCGTTCCGGGAAGCGTCACGACTGCCCGGATGCGGTTCTGAACACTTCTCTTTTTTTGTATCCAAAATATCAAGAGCTTTATCCTGAAGAATGCAAGGTTTCAGCCAAGAAGTAAGGAGTTTTCCATGGCAAAAGACGATTATGATTATCTGGTGTTTAAAATTCTCACCTACCTGTATGTTTGTTTCCGGCGCAGAGGGCATTTTGAAACAACCACGTTTCTGAAGAAAGTCATTTCGCCGGAAGTGTCGGAGGACTACCTCGTTGATGTGCTGCGGTTCATGACCCGCGAGGAGCTGATCGACGGTCTGACCTTTGTCAAAGCATGGGGCAGCGACTACACCATGACCAACGATTACTCCGACATGGAGATCACCCCGCAGGGCATTCGCTATCTGTTGGACAACGACAAAATGCGCCAGCTGAAGAACACCGTTCTGGCAGGCGCACCCGGCGCGATCTTCGACCTTGTCAAACTTGCTTTCTAACAAATTCATTCAACCACGATGCATACGCACCGTGGTTTTTTGTTACCCATTTTCAAGCACTGTGCAAAAAATGCCCAGTGCTTTTTTCATGCCGTTTTAGCTCATGTTGGTCAGAGCGGCTGCCTCGTAAGCAGCAGGCCGCTGGTTCGATTCCAGCAAGCGGCACCATGCGGCGGGCGGCGCGTATCCCGCCCACGACCGGATCACTGACAGAGAACAGTGTAAAAAACTGAGGTCTCACACACGAAAGGAGTTTCCACCATGAAGCGTGAAGACGTGAAGAACAAGATCCCCGGCATCACCGATGAACAGCTGAACTGGATCATGCAGGAGAACGGCGCAGACATCAACCGGGAGAAGTCTGCAGCCACCGCCCTGCAGACCCAGCTGGACAACGCAAACGCCCAGCTCAAGACCGCGCAGGACGGCCTGAAAGCCTTTGACGGCGTGGACGTGGCAGGCCTGCAGGAGCAGGTCACCAAGCTGAAGGCCGACATGAAGGCGCAGGCCGAGGGCTTTGCCTTTGATAACGCGCTGGACGCCGCTATCCTGAGCAAAAAGGGTCGCAGCGTCAAGGCAGTGCGGGCTTTGCTGGATCTGGATGCCCTGAAAGGCTCTGCCGACCGCAGCGCCGACATCGCAAAGGCGCTGGACGAAGCCGCCAAGGCGAACCCGTGGGCCTTTGGTGATGGCCAGCCCGGGTACCCTGACGTCAGGGATGGCGGAGACCCGCATCACACCCCCACCGGCTCTACCAGCGAGCAGTTTGCAGACTGGTTTGCGCAGGTGACCAAGTAACAAAGGAGTATTTTTATGGCGACTGATATCAACCGTACCACCTCTATTGCCCTGCCCGGCGAGGTATCCAGCGAGATCCTGCAGAAAACGCAGGAAAGCTCCGCTGTCATGTCTCTGGCCCAGCCGATCAAGCTGCCGGGTCTGGGCGTGACCATTCCTGTTATCACCGGCGACCCGGAAGCCGCATGGGTGGCGGAGACCGCAAAGAAGCCGGTCAAGCGCGGCACACTGGACACCAAGATCATGCAGCCCTACACGCTGGCTGTGATCGTGCCCTTCTCCAACCAGTTCCGCCGCGATGTGCCCGCACTGTACAAGCAGCTGGTGAGCCGTCTGCCGCTGGCTCTGGCACAGAAATTCGACGCTACTGTGTTCGGCGGCGTCACCGCGCCCGGTTCCAACTTTGACACTCTGAAGAGCTGCACCGCGCAGGAGATCGGAACCGACGCCTATTCCGGTCTGGTGGCTGCAGATGCAGACATCGCCGACCACAACGGCATCCTGAACGGCTGGGTGCTGTCCCCCAAGGGCAAGGCGCTGCTGCTGAATGCTGTGGACGCCAACAAGCGCCCGCTGTTCATCAACAGCGTGGCCGAGGGCGCAGTGCCCATGATCCTTGGCTCCCGCACCCTGCAGAGCAAGGGCGCTTACGTCTCCGGTACCCCCAATGTGGTTGGCTTTGCCGGTGACTGGACGCAGGCAATGTACGGCACTGTGGAGGGCGTGCAGATTGCCATCGCAGATCAGGCAACGCTGCAGGATGGCGAGACCACCATTAACCTGTTCCAGCAGAACATGTTTGCCGTGCGTGCCGAGATCGAGGTGGGTTTCCGCTGCGACACCACCGTGTTCAACAAGCTGACCAAGGCGGCGGGCTGATGGTGAAGTTCATCAATCAGCTGACCGGCACGGTCATGTACGTGGCTGAGGAGCGCGCGGCAGAGTATGCTGCCGCAGGCCATAAGCAGGTAGCGCGGGATCCTCCCGCAGCCGCTGCGGCTGAAAAGCCCAAAACCGCCCGCAAGGCCAAAGCAAAGTGAGGTGCCGCTATGCTTTACGCTGAAGTGCAGGACGTGGAAGCAGGCTTCCGCGCCTTGTCCCGAGACGAACAGACGCAGTGTGCTGCCCTGCTGAGCGAAGCTGCCGTGATCATCGACAGCTACAACCCGGATGCAGGCGAAGACGCCAAGCGGGTGGTCTCCTGCCGGATGGTGCGCCGGCAGCTGGGCGAGAGCGACAGCGAGGGCGGCGTATCCTTTCCCGTGGGCTCCACGCAGGGCACCGCCACGGCGCTGGGTTACAGCCAGAGCTGGACCATGAGCGGAGGCTCTGCCGGTGAGCTGTATCTTTCCAAGCTGGAAAAGAAGCTGCTGGGCGTCGGCAGCCGCATCGGTGCCCGCAGCCCTCTGGAGGACTTATGCTGAAAGGAATCGACATCACCCTCTATTCCAAGACCCAGACCGGCGAGGATCGCTTCCACGACCCCATTTATGAGGAAACGCCTGTCACCGTGCACAATGTGCTGGTGGGTGAACCCTCTGCCGAGGAGATCACCACCGAACTGCAGCTCACCGGCCGGCGACTGGCCTATACGCTGGCCATCCCCAAGGGCGACACCCACGACTGGGCGGACGCAAAGGTGGAGTTCTTCGGTCAGACCTTCCGCACCTGCGGCGGTGTTGTGCAGGGCATCGAGAGCATGATCCCGCTGCGATGGAACAAGAAGGTGCAGGTGGTGCAGTTTGAGTAAGGTGAAGATCGAGCTGAACAGCCCCGGCATCCGGGCGCTACTGCGCTGCCCTGAAATGCAGGCGGTACTGAAAGACCGTGCCGACACCGTGAAGGACCGTTGCGGCGATGGCTACGAATCCTATGTGGCCCCCACCCGCGCCGTGGCTGTTGTGGAGACCGCTTCCCGCAAGGCCTATGACGACAACTCGGCCAACAACACCCTGTTGAAAGCCGTCTCCGGCAGCCGCAGCGGCGCAACAGTGCATGAACACAAGCGCCGCCTGAAAGATGGGCGTGTCATCACAGTGAGGAGCTACCAGAGAAAGAAATGATCGAAGAAGTCATCTTGAACTACCTGCGGGAAAATGCCTTTTCCTGCTACATGTCCATGCCGGAGAAGCCCTCCGGCAATTTTTGTATCCTCGAAAAGACCGGTGACAGCCCGGACGAAGGCATTTACACGGCCATGCTGGCGGTGCAGTCCTACGGCAGCAGCGATTTTTCTGCCGCTCAGCTGAGCCATTTTGTGGTGCAGGCTATGCTGGACGCCGACACTCTGCCGGAAATCGTCTCCTGCGACCTTGTCACTGAGTACAATTTCCCGGATACCACCCGCAAACGGCCAAGATATCAGGCCATTTTTTCTATTACACATTACTGACGAAAGGAAGTATCTCTATGGATGCAAAAAATGTAAGCGCCGCAAAGCCCAAGGTGGGCGGTGCCGTCTGGCGCGCACCTCTGGGCACCCCGCTGCCCACGGATGCAAAGTCCAAACTGAACGAAGCCTTTGAATCGCTGGGCTACATTTCCAGTGACGGCCTGACCAACTCGAACTCTCCCAGCAGCGAGAACACCACGGCATGGGGCGGTGATACCGTGCTGACCCAGCAGACCGAAAAGCCGGACACCTTCGCCTACACCCTGCTGGAAGCCCTGAACCCGGCGGTGCTCAAGTCTGTCTACGGCGATAAGAACGTTGCCGGCACGCTGGAGACCGGCATCACGGTCAAGGCCAACAGCGACGAACAGCAGGACTGCAGCTGGGTCGTGGACATGGTAATGAAGAACAACGTGCTCAAGCGCATCGTGATCCCGGATGCGGCAGTGTCTGCCGTGGGCGATATCGTCTATTCCAACGGTGCGGTGGGCTACAGCACCACCATCACCGCGGTGCCGGACACCGAGGGTAACACCCACTACGAGTACATTCTGGGCGGCACTGCCGCCACCCAGTCTGCCGCCGAGAGCACCGCAGACAATAAGGAGGTAAAGGCATGATTGCAAAAACGGAATCCGGTTTTGAGATCGAGCTGGACGATGAAGCCATGAACGATGTGGAGCTGGTGGAGGCCATCGTGGAAATGGACACGGACGGTACCAAGCTGTTCTATGTGGCGGACCGCCTGCTTGGCAAGGAAGGCAAGAAGAAGCTCTACGACCACCTGCGTGACGCCAAGGGCCGCGTGCCGGTGGCTGCCTTTGGTGCAGCGATCGGTGAACTGATCCGCAGCTTTTCCGCAGGAAAAAACTCTGCATCCTCTCCGAACTGATCGCATCGGACGAGGACGCGCTGATCTGCGATTTTGCGCAGTATTACCACGTTCTGGACTGGCGCAGCCTGCCGCCGCGTCTGGCGGCCACCCTTGCTGCAGGTCTGCCGGAGAGCAGCCGCAGTATGCTGCGGCTGGCCGGGCAGCGGGTGCCTATAGAAGATCAGCTGCAGGCATCTGCTGCCGACACGCTGAACCGCATCGAGTGGTGGCTGCTGGGCAAGCCCGGCAGGCCGCCCAAGTCCATTCTGGAAGCTCTGACCGGCACAGGCTCCGGCAGCGACACGGAGGATGTGCAGAGCTTTGACAGCCCGGAAGAATTTGAAGCGGCCATTGCTGCGCTGAGAGGAGGTTGATGGAGATGCCGGACAAAATTGAGATGGCGAAAGCCTATGTGCAGATCGTGCCGTCGGCAGATGGCATCCGGGCCGCACTGACTGACGTTTTTGACGAAGAAACGGACGGCTTAGGTGCAAAGGTCGGCCAGAGCATTGGTGCCCCGCTGGTCGGCACTATCAAAAAGGTGCTTGCCGCCGCTGGCATCGGCAAAATCATCAAGGATTCCATCGACATGGGCGGTGCCCTGCAGCAGAGCATCGGCGGCATCGAGACGCTGTTCAAGGACAGTGCCGATACCGTCAAGCAGTATGCCGCACAGGCGTACCAGACCGTGGGTCTTTCCGCCAACGACTACATGGAGCAGACCACCAGCTTTGCGGCAAGCCTGCTTTCCAGCGTGAGCAAGGATACCAATGCCGCCGCCCAGCTTGCCAATATGGCCATGGTGGATATGGCCGACAACGCCAACAAGATGGGCACGGATATGCAGGATATCCAGAATGCCTATCAGGGATTTGCCAAGCAGAACTATACCATGCTGGATAACCTCAAGCTGGGCTATGGCGGCACGCAGGCCGAGATGCAGCGTCTGCTGACCGACGCCGAGAAGATCTCCGGCGTCCATTATGATCTGGGCAACCTGGCCGACATGTACAGCGCCATCCATGTGATCCAGCAGGAGATGGACATTACCGGCACAACGGCGA